TTGCAGAATGCACGACCAATCTGATCATTATTCACCAACGGCATACCGGCACTCTGAACAGGCAGGAGCACAATAAGACGGGGTGCAACTCCCCGCCAGGGTGTAAACTCAAAATGTCACCAACCTCTAACCCGGAAACTCTCGTGACGCTCATGGAGAGCCTGGCAGAAAACTCAGTCGCTATAATTCGGATTACCGGAGAGCTCGCGAATCTCAACGCCCGACTGACTGAAGCGGTCAAAGAATTGCGATTATTCAGGGAAGAAATAAAAAAAACACTTGCAGATCATGAAACCCGGCTGGTCGGGGTTGAACACAACTGTCTGAAAGAATCAAACTGGCAACGGGCATGGAACCGACTTGAGGCACTAGAAAAAAGCGAAATGCAGCGATGCGGAGCAAAACCATACGAAGATCGTATATGGAGCATACTACAGGCGGTGCTGGTGGCTGTCATTGTTGCCCTCGTGCTCTGGTTCATGAAGGGAGGTCAGATTATATGATAAAATACACTCCTGACCCGGATTCACCGCTGGCCAAGCTCTGGCCTGACGGAGTAGTTGGAGAACTGGCAACCGTGCAGCCGAACCAGGCACACATCCGGGTGAAAATCGGAGAAGGAAAAAACGTTCGGCACTTGTCGCTTATAGTGCCGTGGAAACGATGTGAGGTTGTGAAGTGAAAATAGAAGAGATCAGGATCGACGAGATCAGCAACCACGAGCGGAACCCAAAACAACACCCGGACAAACAGATCAGGTTATTGGAGGAGTCAATTAAACGGTTCGGCTGGACAAACCCGGTGATCCTGGATAAAGACGGCAGAATACTTGCAGGACACGCAAGAGTAAAGGCGGCGATTGCAGCCGGTAACGATACCGTTCCATGCATCAGAACGAAACTCACCGGAGCAGAGGCGGACGCATACCTGATAGCAGATAACCGTCTCTCGGATCTCGCACCTTATGACAGGGACATTTTAGCCGAACTTCTTTCAGACTTGCCAAAAGATCTTGCAGAGTTAACCGGGTTCGACTCCTCTGATATTGACGCTCTCCTGAAGGGTGAAGATATTTCAGAGATCGATAGGTTTATATCAGATAAAATACCAGATTTTCAACCAATACCAGAAGAATTAGAAAATACTGAAGAAACTGCTTATTCTCCAAACCTGAAGCCGGTGTTTTCAATTCCGCAGGTTTCTAATGAGGATTTAGAGCAAGCTAGGGAAAACATAGAACATGTAACAGACAAGAACGTAAAACAGATCAATGCATTCTGCCCCAACTGTGGGCATGAATTCATGATCGGAGTATAAAATGGAGGAAATTGAGTTAAAAGAGATGCTAGAGGGGGCACATTTCAGATTTGCTAAATCGATGCCACATCTCCCGCATTGGTACACATTAAGAGAAACCTGGAAAAATGAAACTGATTTTGTAGATGCGGTTAAAAAAATCAGAGAGTGCGGGGAAATGAGAGCATTTGGAAAGAGAAATTTCATTTATTATGATATCGGGGAGTTCACATACTGGACAATGGGAGATTCGTTAGATAATACGATACTAATCAATCGGGCAAAATTGCAATGAAAATTTATAGCAAGCAAACGGTATTCGATGCGGCACTTGACAGGATACGATATCTATTCAATGAGTTTCCTGAAGTTGTGTGTGGATTCAGTGGAGGGAAGGATTCGACCGTTTGCCTGCATCTGTGTCTACAAGTGGCCAAAGAAACTGGCAGATTACCGTTAAAAGTACTATGGATTGATCAGGAAGTTGAGTGGCAGGGAACCGTGGATTTTGCCGAGTCCATTATGTCAATGCCAGATATTGAACCATTGTGGTTTCAGATGCCTATGGTAATCACCAACAATGCAAGTAGTTATGAACGATTTAATTATTGTTGGCGGGAATCAGACCGAGATAAATGGGCGCATCCTCAAAATCCTCTCTCCATAAAAAATAATAGATATGGTACTGATCGGTTCCATGAACTATTTGGGGCCATTTTCAAAGTGGAATTCGCAAAAACAAAAGCGTGCTACATCTCTGGAGTAAGAACACAAGAATCCCCTAAGCGGTTCGTCGCATTAACCGAAACACCGACATATAAATGGATTACCTGGGGGAAAAAATTAAACTCGAAATTAGGGCATTACACCTTTTATCCAATCTATGATTGGGATTGGCGAGATGTATGGAAAGCAATTCATGATAACGGCTGGGAATACAATAGGGTTTATGATGCGATGTTCCGATATGGATGTCCAGTAAAAGATATGCGGATATCCAATCTTCATCATGAGACTGCAATACAATCACTGCTATTGGTGCAGGAGATAGAGCCAGATACTTGGGTTAGGGTGGCAGATAGAATATCTGGCGCCAACACGATAAAACATCTAAAAAAGAATGCTTTCACTTGTCCGGGTGAATTACCTTATATGTTCAAATCATGGGCGGATTATGCTCACCATATTATTGACAATATTATTCAGGATGACAAAAACAAAACCGCCATCCTAAAAAGAATGGATAAAGGGCTAAAAACGTACGTCCACGAACCAATTAGGTCGGCATTTTGTCAGGCTGTAATTAATTCTGTACTCAGTAGTGATTGGGATTGGACAAAACTTACAAACTTTGAAATGAGGCAGGATAATTATACCTATCGAAAATGGAGAGAAGGTAATGCTAATTTGGATATGTTAAAAAACTCAAAACACTTGCCAGAGTTTGCAATCAATGAGATTAAAACCAAGTTGTCCAGGGGCGCATTATCATGACAGAATTACCTCAATTATTAAATGAGATTGTTTTAAAAATTCAGGAATCAAATAACCCATTAACGGAAATAGAAAAGATAAGGGACGTTTTGTATTCTATATCCCCCCAGAATAATCAACCGATCGATAGAGTCAGGTGGGTTCCTATCGAGATGGTTGAACCCAATGACTACAATCCCAATTCAGTCGCCTGTAAAGAAATGGGGTTGCTGTACGTCAGCATCAATCAGGATGGATACACTCAGCCAATTGTAACAATATTTGATCCTGAAAAGAACAAATATGTGATCGTTGATGGATTCCATCGGTATTTTGTCTGTAAAACTAGATGTGATATATCTGATAGAACTCATGGCCTATTGCCGATTGTAGTAATTAATAAATCAATTAATGACAGGATGGCCGCAACCGTTCGTCATAACCGTGCTAGGGGGGAGCACTCAATCGCAGGAATGGGTAAACTCGTTTTTGAGATGCTTCATAATGGATGGAGCGATGCCGATATCTGTAACCGCATCGGGCTTGAACCAGAGGAACTCTTAAAATTAAAACATATCACTGGGTTCTCTGCTCTTTTCAAAGATATTGAATATAGCAAAGCCTGGGAGACTAGAAAAATGGCTCAAATAAGATTACAGCATAAAGAGGGGGAGTTAAGTGAAACAAGCACCTAAACATCCCGGGGGAAGGCCCCGTATTAAGATTGATTATGCTGCATGTGAGAAACTAGCTAGAATAATGTGTACACAGTCAGAGATCGCTGAAGTGTTAGGAGTATCCCTATCTACATTGGAACATGATAAAGAGTTTTTGCGGATTCATAAAAAGGGGATTGAAGCAGGCAAGGCATCACTGAGGCGTATGCAATGGAAGTCTGCCGAAGGCGGTAACGTGACGTCGCAGATCTGGCTAGGTAAGCAATACCTCGGGCAGCGGGATAAGCAGGAACTAACAGGCAAAGACGGTGAGCAGTTATCGGTTAAGTTTGAGATAGTCGATGGTAGAACGGCTGGCAACGTTTCACGAGTTCTTTCAGAGCAACCAGAATAAACGCTTATTGGCGGTTTATGGCGGTGCAGGCAGCGGTAAGAGCGTAGCGACTGCACAACATATCGTTTACCTGTTACTCACTCAACCGGATATCAGAATACTGATCATAAGAAAAACTCTGCCTGCACTTCGGATAACTGCATACCGGCTTATTCTTGACATACTTTACCAGATGCAGGTGCCGTTTTACCTGAATAAGTCAGAACTTGTTATAAGGTTCAACAATTCGGAAATACTCTTCAAAGGACTGGACGATCCGGAAAAGATCAAGTCATACGAAGCAAACTATGTCTGGTGCGAAGAAGCAACCGAGATCACAAAAGAGGACTTCTTACAGCTCAACTTGCGAATGCGGAGGGCGAACGCTGCCGGTATAAACCAGATGTTCCTGACGTTCAACCCGATCGACGCCTACCACTGGTTGATCGCCGACATAGTGCAGGGCAACCGTGAAGACGTAGCGATCCACCATTCCACCTACAAAGACAATATTCGGTTTCTGTCGCCGGAATACATCAGCGAACTTGAGAACCTGATCAACCAGGATCAGAACTATTACCGGATCTATGCACTCGGTGAGCCTGGCGTTCTTGAAAACGTCATTTA